ATTAAAAGCTGATGACTTTTACGGAGTGAGTGAAATAGTAGATATAGCGAAAGGCAAACACGAACTAACGGACAATTTAAAAAAGATTTATAAACAAGAAAAGCGTAAACAATGGCTGAAAAAAGAACGATTGAATTAGAAATACAAGACAATAGTAAATCTTTAAAACAACAGTATAGAGAAGCCGTACAGGAACTTCAAAAAGTAAGTGCGCAATACGGTGAAACGTCCGAAGAGGCAGCAAAAGCAGCAAGAGCAGCCGCTGAATTAAAAGACCAAATAGGATTTTCTAAAGACTTAGTAAATGCGTTTAATCCAGATGCTAAATTCAAAGCTGTTGAAGGTGCTATTAGTGGCGTAATGAATGGATTCCAAGCCTTTGAAGGTGGTTTAGCTTTATTAGGTGTTGAAAGTGACAAGGTTCAAGAAGCGTTATTACGTGTTCAAAGTGTAATGGCTTTAACACAAGGAATAAACGGAATACTTGAGGCTAAAGATGCATTTAGTCAATTAGGTGTCGTAGCAAAAGGAGCATTAAAAGGAATTAAAACCGAGTTAATTGCTACGGGTATTGGTGCTTTTGTAGTTGCGTTAGGTACTGCGGTTGCTTATTGGGACGATATTAAAGAACTTGCAACTGGCGTTTCTAAAGAACAGGCTGAAATTAATTTACAATTAGACAAGGATATACAAAGCCAAGAGCATAAAATAGATATGTTGGATGTTCAACAAGCCACTTTAAAGCTTCAGGGTAAAAGTCAAAAAGAAATTAACGCACTTGTATTAAAAGAATTAAATATTCAGATAGCAAAAGAAGAACAAAGATTAACAGCTGAAAAACAAAAAATAAAAGATGAAATAGAATCTACTAAAAATTATCAAAATTATTTAGCTTGGTATATCCGTGTTACGTTGGAGGCTATGGGTCAAGTGGTTCGTTTAATTGCACTTCCCTTTGATTTAATGATAGGTCAAATAAATTTAGTTAGCGAGGCACTTGGCAAAGGAAAAGTGTTTCAAAAAAACTTAAATGAATATATTAGCGAGAGGTTGGAATCAGCTTCACAATACACTTCTAAATTAATTTTTAATGCTGATGAAGTTGCTGCTGAAGTAACTAAGGCTGTTAAGGCTGTAGCTAAAAAGGCACCTGCCAAGGCTCCAGCAAAGAAATCCACAGCAAAGAAGACTACTTCAAAGTAGTTTTCTTAGGGGTGTATAATTAAATATGGAACCTAATCAATTTCTGATGATGCTTGCTGCAACAGTCACAGCCATTGGAGTAGTTGGACTTGGGTTACACAAAGCTATAAAGCTTACAAAAAGATTTATACACTTCCTAGATGATTACTTTGGAGAAGAAGAAAGACCAGGTTTTCCAGGAAGACCAGGAATGCAAGAAAGACTAAGAATGCTTGAGTTTGAATTACAAACAATTTCATATGAAATGAAACCAAATTCTGGAACATCCATGAAGGATGCAGTAAACAGAATTGAAAAGCGTTTAGAACAACTAGAACAGAAATAGTAGGTTAATGAGATTAAGCGTTAATAATGGCTCAGCAGCCATTTACACTGGCTATGGACATGCCACGATGAAGATTATTAAACAACTTGGAATACTCGGTCATAGTGTATTGATTAATAGATCAGCACCTGTTGAATTTACATACTCCCACCCTGATAACTTTAGATTTTTTAACGAAAATGCTTACAAGATTGGTTACACCGCTTGGGAATCCACTTGGATGCAAGATGGATGGCAAGAAGGACTAGACTCAGTAAATGAGCTTTGGGTAGCAAATAAATTCAATAAAGATATTTTTAGCCAATATACGGATAAAGAAATATATGTTTTCCCACACGGAATTGATGAAGTGTTTTCTCCAATAGAAAGAAAAGTAGAAGATAAGGTTAAGTTTTTGCATGTTGGATTTCCTGCTTATAGAAAAAATGTCCATGACACAGTAAATACCTTCTTAGAACTTTATGCAGGTCGTAAAGACGTAGAGCTAACAATTAAAGCATACGCTAAAACTTACTTCCCAATCAATGAGCCGAATATTAAATTTGTACCAGAGCATATGACCTATGCTGATTTAGTTAAATTAATGGGAGATCACCACGCAATGTTTTATCCTTCATGGGGTGAGGGTTTTGGATTTATCCCACTTCAAGCACTTGGAACTGGATTACCAGTAATTCAAACAGATGGATGGTGTGATTATAAGCATCACTGCCCAGAGTTAGTTATTGATTCAGAGCTTTCGTATAGCCCTTGGCAAATGATCCACCCTGGAAAAATGTTTAAGCCAGACTTAAACCACTTTGCAAACCTAATACTTGATACAGAAAAAAACATCGAGGAAGTTGTAAAGAGACAGTACGATAGAGCCCCAGCAGTACACGAAGAATACAACTGGTTAAAGGTCGTAAAGGATCATTTTGAAAGTGTTGAAGCTCGTTTAATGGTATAATCAAAATATGCCACTACCAGACACAATTACACTAGAAGTTCTTTCACCAATCACAACAATTGGGGTTTCCCCTGTGGAAGAAATTGATTCTCTTTCTGTAAATACCGTACCAGAAATTGATTCTGTTTCTGTAGATAATACCGATTCTTTAACAAAAGTTACAGTAGAAGAAACATCTGCAAACCTTGTTGTGCAGTTATCCACAGTTGAGAACTCATCTGGAGTTCAGTCTGTAAACGGTAAAACTGGTCATGTGACAATAGATTATCCAGACATAAACACTGATCCAGTTAATCATGTTAAGTATGTACATAATCAGGTTACAATATCAAATACTTGGAATATTGTTCACAATCTTGGATTTTTCCCAAATATTACAGTAATGGATAATTCAAATAGAATTCTTGAGACTGATACACAGTATTTGAACGTAAACTCTGTTAGAATTATTATGAATACTCCTATGAGTGGTACAGCGTACCTATCTTAGTAGTAAATTTAAAATAGGGAATTGAATACATATGGCATCAAGACTTTTTACAGTCGATCTTGACCTTGGATTAAACAAGGCTAAGAAATTTATTTTTGAGGACTTCTCCTCCAACCCAGATACAGATCTTTCTTCTGGTAGAATTATTTACTTTACAGGATCTGGATCAGAACAAAATCATCTAAAGATTTACAATGGTACAGCATGGAAGACTGTTGCTTACACAGACGATGTTCCTTCAATCTCTATCTCTCTTGATGCCCCAGACTTATTCACAGTATCTGGTTCTCCTGCCAATGCAACTGGAACACTAGCATTTGAATGGAACACAGCAGCAGTTAATACTGTTCTTGCTGGACCAGGAACTGGTTCAACAGCAGCTATTCCAACATTTAGATCTCTTGTTGCTGCAGATATCCCTAGTCTTGCATCTTCTACAAATCCAGTAATTGTTGACGATGTATGATTATGAGAATCATCTGAAACTGCAGCATTTAAAGTTGCATTTCCAAGATTAGTAATTGTTGTAGAGCCAGAAAGATCTCCACCAAGTGTAATTGTAAAGTCTGCTACATCAAAGTCAAGTGTGTTGTCATCATCATCATAAGTTACAGAAATTCCATTTTCTGTATTTGATGTAACCATTGCACCAACAGTATCTGCAACGGCTTCGTTAATTTGAAGTTCTGCCTGCCGTACAATAGCGTTGAAAACATTTTCGGGGATGCCGAAGGCGTTAGGGAAGATAAACTTCTGGTCGGTTTTAGGACTTGGGAAGGTACTTAACGCCATGCGGGTAAAGATAAAAAAAGTTCTGATTGTATCAAAAAATTATTAATTTTGGCAAACTTGCATAAAATATGGCAGTACCTACCTGTATTCAAAACTACATATTGGTTGAATTGCCTAAAGCCTTTCAGGATGAAATCATTGCTGATGGCGGTACTAAATTTTACAAAGACACAACTTTCAGACCCGAATGGAACGTAACGATAAGCGGCACTGTTGCATCCGTTCCAAAGCGACTTACAATAGGGGATGGTCAGGCGCATTCTTTTTATCCTGAAAGGGAAGATATTATTCCCAACGTACAAGCGGGGGATGAAATTATATTCAGCTACTTGGTTGTAATGAATCGGGTAATGACCGATAATGTTGGTGAAGTTTTTGAAAGAGACAAACCGAAAGACCCGTACATAACCACATGGACAAATCCAAATAAGTTAAGACTATTCCGGTTCTACCACATGAACGATAATTTTGAGGCGGGATTATGGGATTTAAAAAACAAAGTGTGGCTTGACCGGACAAGGGGAGGCGAAAAAGAGTGTCAGGACTTTTTGGATAAGTACATGGTAGAAGCAAATCACAACTTTAATTATAACAACCTCCTACCCTATGAAGGCGTTGATTATTGGAAAGTAGATTACATCAATGCCATTGCAATCAAAAAAAAAGACGGTAACTTTGAAATGATTGGGGAATATGTTTTGATAGAACCAATCAGAGAACCCCGCAGGGGCTATGAACAAGGATTGATTGAAGTTTATAATTTAGAGCAAGATAACGATTATAGAGCCATCGGCAGAATAGTAAGCATCGGAGAACCCCTGAAGGGGAAAGTAAAACTTAGTGTAAAGCCAAACGATACCATTGTTACAGACATACGATTTGCAGAGAAATTTGAAATTGACGGACATGACTATTGGATAGTCCGTCAGCGATACATTTACGGCAAACAATCTGTAACAAATGACTATAAGCGAGATACATAGTTTCATTCAACTGGTAACAAGTCAGGAAAGGGGAGGCTTTAGTGCGCCAGCAGAAATTGATATGGTATTGGACAGGGCGAATATGTCCTTGTTTGAATATTACCGCCCCATCTATGCAAAATCTATTGAAGCCAAAGAAGCACTTGCTCCATTCAGGGTAAAATATACTTACACAACAGACGGACTTGGTGGCATAACTTTATCAAACGCAGCCGAATTTGTAAGATTGCTTTCAATGGATGTGGAAGTTTCAGACCCTACAACTCCATCCGGCTACAATTCACTTCGCCGTTATCCGGTAACATTTGTTAATGAGGACGAACTGGCAGACAGGCTAAACTCCCAAAACAAGCAACCAACGACAACAGCACCGATAGCAGATACGCATGGCATTGGATGGTATGACCTTTACCCGCAGCAGGTACATACGGGAAGTATTTATTTTTTAAAAAGACCGCAAGAGCCGATATATGCCTACACACAAGTTGGAAGTGTAATTACT